CTTAGAACTAGCAGATCAATGGTGGTGGGAAAGCAATAGGTTGGTGCCTATCAACGTGTTTTTAAAGCAGGATTGGGTGGAGTTTAGAGTGTGTTTAAAGACATTCAACAGCAAAGACGTGGTCATACACCATGGTCCTTATATCAGTCTTAAAGAAATAGCTCAGAAAAGATCAAAGCGTCGTAGTATTACACTGGTTCGCAAAGTAAGTTAAGATTTACCACAACCAATTGAGCATAAGCAACAGAATGACTTTTTTTAAAACTATATTCGCCCTCGACTTTATCCCAAACAGTAGCTGCAACATCCTTCCAAGTTTTACCTATTAGATGTCGCTTGCCTGGACGTATGACTGCCAGGAACATCGCAAGTCTAGGAATAGAGTCCACGGGCTCTGGCATTTTTAATAATGTATCGTAATGATTGTTGATGTGAATTAACTGCGCACATATTGAACTATCATATAACTTAGCCCAATCGGGCTCTCGCATTAAGTCCACAAGTTCAGCTTCATTTGAAACGTTTTTGTAGACATGCACGTTTAAAAAGTCTAGTTTCATATAGCCGCGATCTTCAGCAGTTTCATAATCTAAACTGGCCAGACCTGAGAATGGATCTACAGGTATGTCTGTGGCATAAACACCTGTATTGTGTTTGTTTAATTTGCCATCGCGCAAGATACTAGCTGGTGTGACATCAAGCAAGGTTAATACCTGCTCACGGTCAGCAAAGTCTATGTCAATGTCACTTTTAAATTTCATATGGGCTTGGTGGTATTGGCATATTAGGTGGTGGTGTTCCGGGTGCGATACCAACGGGCTCTTGACCGACCGTATGTAAGCCCATTTCAATATTATCTAATTGTTCACGTATCAATGCGATATCGTGATTTAACAGCGTCATGTCTGTGCGTAATAACATGATATCAGCTTTGAGATCATCAAACAATACCTTTAGTTCGTCGGCTATCATAGCTTGGCCTCCTTGAGAATCTCTTTTATCCATTCAGTATCTGCCACATAGTCTTTAAACTTCCTTTGCCAATATTCTGGATCTATCCACGGCAACACGATGCCGATCTGATCCTCATTGAGTCCATCAAGAAACTCAACACCTGTAGCACAATTAAACACGATCCAAGGGCTAACCCTACCATTAGCGATATGATGGCAAATGCGATTAGGACTACCAAACCTAAAATAATCACTGAATCCGTTTTTAAATTCTCCATGCTCATCTGCATAATCCTGCATCTCCTTTAGTGCTCGTTCAAGTGCGTCTTGAACCGCTTCCTTGCGCATATACTGTTTAAGATATTCTAAGTATACTTTCTCATGACACCAATGATCCAGTTTCTTGTTTTCTTTGATGACCCAATCGATGAATGCTTTTGGATTCACAGCACGTATGGCTACCATGTGGCGGCCAAACTTGACAAACGCACGATAGTAAGGACTGGCTACGAAGTCTGTGTATGACTTCATCTTAGCTGAACCCTGTGTCATTTCATAGAACCGCAAGTATGCCTGTAAGCCAAACTGCACACCAGTTTCTCGTTCCTGTTGCCAGCGTCGTTTTACTTCGCAGAGATGCACCGCCAAAGAACTTTCTTTGCGGAACTCTTTTTCACAATACTTACACTTATAGGTCGGACTTGATTGATTTGTCATCGTATCCGAGTATTCGTGCATACTCTGCAAGATCTCGTTTATCATTGATAGTGGCCAATACTTGTATTTCGTCGTCTTTCAAATGTGGAAAATGTTTGGTTAAAAACTTGACTGCTTTGCTGTTGCTTTCTTTCTTTTTACCTTTGAGCCAAAAGTGATATTGATTGCCCATCTGTGGACTTACACTGGTGCAACATAACCATTGTAGTTTGGTATGTTTACTACCTAGTTCAAAGAAATGTTTGTTGACACGTTCGTTGGTAGCCATGAGATAGTATGCCTGTAAGTCTGCACTACCTCCAACATTGGCACCATACTTCAACATTAGATATGTTGAAAACTGTTTACGCTGCTCATCAGTAAACTTGTCATAGTAACTACGATCCTTGCGATCATATGCTGCCATCTCATTACCGATGTATAAGGGATCTGGATTGCTCATCGTTTATTTCTAACGTAATTGATTAACTGTTCCATGCTGCTCTGCATGTTTCTAAATTTGATTTTCATTGATTCGATTTCTTCTGCTTGTGCGCGAACTAGGTTAGTCAGCTCACCAAATGCCTGTTGTGTTTCACGCAGTTTCTTATCTTGGCTAAGCAAGTTTGGGCGTGGCGGAGCATTGGGATCTACTGCTCGTTTCTTTTTCTTTTTAAATTGTAGTGGATTAAATGCCATCTTTCGATTCCTCTGAGAGCTTATATATAATTATACATTTTTCTACAGCTTCTGTCAAGGCTGGGTTTAGATTGCGTTTTGGATATATTTCGTTCCAAAGTCGCTGTTCAACCTGTTCCCGAGCCTGCCAACTCTGGCCAATCATCACACGTTCAGTAGTGCCTTCTAGCCGTGCATAGGTGGTCAATCCACCGTCTGGACTTTCGTATATATAAGTCGCTCCTGGTTTTAAACTACCCATCGATCTTCCTCAATTTCAATCCCACAGACACACGCAGGACATTTTCAGTAGGTGCTTCTGCATAGTGTAGCAGTTCAGCATCAAATAATACACCAAAATTTTCTTTAGGTGTGATCACCCTAGTCTCCGTATCAAATATGTGCAACCTCCCTCCCCATTCATACTGCCATGGGTTAGGAAAATAAACCAATGCATGAGTAGACTTACCATAGTCCGAATCACGATGCACCGCAGCCTGCTGACCCAGTGTTTGGCCATTGACATGATAGTCCACTAAAGCATATCCAGTTAGTTTATTGATCAAGATATTAGCTATGTCTTCACTGATCTTCTTGTCGAGATTCCAAATAGGCTTCTGTGGATCGTTGCTGATGTATCCCCAACCCCAAGCAGATGATGCTAACCTTGTCCTTACATCAGTTAACTCAGCTGGTGATAATATCTGATCGATTAGTTCCAATGCCTGATGACCCCTGCTATGATAAAGCAGTTGGTAATGATATAAAATAATACGATACTGGTCCTGAACGCCGCTACTATGTCTGCTTCACGATCAGTAATACCTTCCTTTTGGCCCAACGCCTTAGCCCAAAGTCTCCACATGCTCACTGCCTTTCTTACCATATTTTGCTATAATCAACTACTTCACTTTGTCGGCTTATGTCTTTGACGAAATAAGCGCACAGGGGTTGTTCTCCATCATTGATAGGAACGGCCAACATCTGTCCTGGACGCAGTTTAGGGAAATACCATTTGACATCTTGATAGATATCAACGATTTCCACTGGATAGAACTCTGGTTTGAAACTGGTCAAGGGATTGAATGTGTAGGCTGAAAATCCACGATCATTGATTGACGTTAAAGGAATAACTTCTAAGTCGCCAAAGTCACTTTCGCCAATCAGCACCTGCCAGTCCACAGGCATTTTAACCAAGTTATTGCCAATGCGCAAGACCAGGGCTGGGCTATTAAAACTTTCTAAGAATATCAGTGGGATAAAGAAGTAGTCAGGGTTCTTTGGATCGCTGTTGTCTAGTATGGCGAAACGCAGATCCTCGACTTCATCGGGTATCTCATTCATCTCATATGCTGTGTTTTCTAGTGTTAGTATATACATAAATTACTGCCAATCAGTCTTTTCGACTATGAATGGGTAGTTGGCCTCCTTATAAAATTGCTTACGTTTGGTTAAATGCCTTTTGGCAAACTTACATGTTGATGTTATGTCCCAGATCTGGACGAAATCTTTGTCTTCAGCCTTACGTATGCCACGGCCAATCGACTGAATAACTCGAACGAAACTCTTACCAGGCTCCACAAGCACAAGATTAAAAATTCTAGGGATATTAATACCAACAGCAGCGACACCATAGGTAGCGACAATAACTTTGTCATCCATGCTCGCAACGTCATCATAATGTTCTTTTCTATCATCTGCTTTAGTGCCTCCTGACACGAATACTGAATCTTTGATACGATCTACTAATGCCTTACCTGGTGCCAGTCTATCCACCAGCACAAGAGTGTTACCTGTCTTACGGATTGACTCTACTAGTTTGGCTATGTAATCTAATCGCCCTTCTGTTTCTAATAGATACTTTAATTCACTTTGATAATCTCGATATTCTACATGATCAACAAGTTGTAGGACGTTTACATGACACTGTGCCAGCACACCCTGCTCTTGTAATTCACTGGCACTTAGGCGCCCAATAACGTCACCGATTGAACACTTTAAGCTGACAAATTCGTAATCTTCTTTAGGTATCGTGCCAGTTAGGCCCCAGCGTATAGGTATATGTGACATTACTCCCGTCAATAAAGTTTTCAGCGCATCTGCTTTGGCCATATGCACTTCGTCAACCATGACACAGACAACATCCTGTAAGAACTCGCCGATGGTAATGTCTACTTCAAAATTACGACTGCCTTTTAATAAGATGTTAAGGCTCTGCCAAGTGCAGATAGTATGTGTGCGACCAAACTCTTTGCGGTCTCCAAAATAGACTCCAACATCTAATCCCATGTTCTTGTAGTCTGCTTCTGTTTGTGTGACTAGACTCTTGTTTGGAACGATGACTATAGTCCTACCATGTGGTTCACAGCTATAACTCAGTGCCGCAGTAATTAAAGTCTTGCCTGCACCTGTGGCCACTTCTTGTAGGCATTGCGGATTCTTTAGGAACTTGTTGATGATTTCTACTTGATAATCACGCAGCATGATCGGTTGCCCAACCATAGGATGTTTGTCAGGCCAGGTGATATGACTGAATGTTGATTCACTGACTTCTGCAAACTCATACTGCGTTTTATATTCGCGCAGATCATCTATCTCGATAGCATATCCTTGCTGTTCCAAGTATGGCAGTATCTCTGGTAATAGATTGATATAAGTGCTGCCACCCAATTGGAAGAATGCTACCTTACCATCCCAGCGTCCTAATCTCACTGCTGGAGTATAGCGTGCACCTGGAATCTCATACTTGAACATGTTGCTGAGTTCTTTGCGTTCATGTAGATCCAGTCCTTCTATCTTTAGATTACACTCGTCTTTGATAATTAATCTGGCTAGGGCCATCAGTCTTCTCTCAATTGGCTTGCGCCATAGTAAATAATTTTTTCTGCACGTCGGCTCCAGTCCATCTTC